TCCTGGCCCGGCTGGCCCAGCCGGCCCAGGACCGCCTGGGCCGCCGGTAATGCCGATCGGACCTTGCAGTCCCGCCGTACCGGGCGGGCCGCAGGGAAACAGCGTGCCCGGCAGCATCGGCCAATTGATGGTCATCGGGTCTCCGGCAGCACGATGTTGAGCGGGATCGGCCCGGCCAGGCCGCACAGATTGACGATCGAGCCGGAAGCATCGCTGGCCTGAATGTCGACCACCGCGCCAAGCTCGCCGACGCGTGTTAATCCGATCGGCCAGGCCGGCAGCCGCGCCGCCGGCACGTTCCAGCCGAACGCGCCGCCGACGCCGCTGTTGACCATCAAGCTGTTCTGCGTTGACGCAATCAACAGCACGGTGGTCGATTGCGGCAACACGCGCACCATGGATTTGAAAGTGAGCCCGGTAAGATCGAGCGGCGGGCCGTAGGCGAACAGACCGACATTGGTCGCGGTGACGATGGCGTTATTGCTCATGCCGATGGTGACGGTGTCGATTACCGACAGAATCGTGGTCTGCGCCGGAATGCCGTAGCCGGACAGCAGCATGCCCGGGACCATGCCGGTGGTCGACGACACCGTTGCGGTGGCGCTCATGTTGAGCAGATTGGCACCGAACGACAACGGCGACGCCGGGAAACCCGGCTGCTGCACGTAGAACTGGTCCAGCCAATCGGCATTGCTCACGATGGTGATCGTGGTGCCGCATGGCCGTGATGAGTGACCTTGCCGCTGGCGATGCCGTCGAGCAGCCCGGCGAAAGTCTGCATGCGCGCCAACGCGGCGTCGGTGACGGCGTCGTTGAGATGGATGATCTGGTCGGCGCTGAGCGGCACGGTAACACCGCCATGACGGGGTTGCGGCCAAGCCACGGTCAATGTCTTGTCGTTGACGGCTCGCACCGCCAGCCGCGCCAGCGCCTCGTGATCGCCGGCCTCGACCGCCACGGTGACGCTGCCGATCCGGTACGAGGCGTGCGGCGACTCGTTGTGCCGCATGTGAGCGTGCGAGATCAGCGCATCCTTGGTGGCAGCAGGCTTGTGGAATTTCGTGCCGTCATACAGATCGCCGATATTGGCAGTATCGCTCGGCACTGAATGCTGGCCTTCCGGTGCGACATAGTTCCAGCCGACCAGGATGACGTCGTCGACTCTGCCGTCCTTGATGATGACGTGGCGCATATTAGAACTCCAGGATCATGACGACGCCGCCAGCCCCGGCACCGGAGGTGGCGTCGAAACTGCCGCCGCCGCCTGCGCCATAGGCGCGGCCAGCTGCACCGGCTTCTGGATGCGTGCCGGTATTGCCCATGCCGCCGCCGCCCCAGAACGAGGCACCGCCGCTGGCGACCGCCGTGGTCGAGAAGGTGGAATAGGGATCGACGCAAAAACCATCGCCACCTGGAATCAGCAATAGCCCGACCGTTGCGGTGCCGCCGGTACCGCCGATCGAATAGGTGGTGGAACCGCCGAGCCATGGCGAGCCATTGCCGCCGCCCGCGCTGGCCAGCGTAGTACCGGTATGCACGACAGTAGTGGTGCCGCCGGCTGCGCCGGACAGCTCAGCGCCGGTCACTGCCGCGCCGCCCGCGCCGACCGTGATCGTGGCCGACGCAATGCCGGATAGCGATACCAACGCGATCGCGGTTGAGCCTGCGCCGCCGCCGCCCGCACCGCCGCAGATATCGGCACCGGAACCGCCGCCGCCGGTGGCGAAGATCAGCATCTTGGTCGCGCCGCTAGTCGGAGTATAGGTGCCGCTGGCGGTGAACACCTGGATGTTGACCAAGCCAGCGGTCGAGCCGCTGGTGTAACTGTTATTGTTGATGGTGATATTGGTCGCCGTCAGCTCGAAATTGATGCCGTCGCAGATGCATTCGGCGATGGTGTTGGCGAGCAGCGCGCTGGCCGGGAACGCCGGTGGCGTCTGACCGGGCAAATACAGATTGCCGGTCAGGCCGCTGACGCTGAAGGTCGATGGCCCCGAATTCGAGTTTTTCACTTTGAAGCGGAATTTCTGATACTTCAGCAGCCCGGCGACCGCCGGATACGGCGCGATTACGACCGCGTTGGTGGTGCCGGTATCGTCGGCCGAAATCCAGTCTCCGTTTTGGATATGTACTGGAATGCTGGGCAGCGTCGGAAAAAACGGCGCGGTCGGTGCCAGCGCGATGTTGGCCCCGGTAATCTGAGTTTGCCCATTGGCAACCGTGATCTGCCACAGCGGCACGTAGCCGATATCCGGCGTCGGCACCGTCTGCGTGCCGCTCGGCGCGGCGACGCCGGCTTTCAGCGCCACCGCGCACAAACAGGTCCGCGTGGTGAACTGCGAGGTGCCGGCATTGCCGGGGCCGCTGTAGGGCTGTGACGGATTGGCGGAATTGTAGTATGGCAGCACCGTGGAGCCGCCGTCGACGTCGGACAAGATCGCCTGCACTAAATAAATCTGCGAGTAGCCGGGCGTGCCGGGCGGCGTGATCGCCAGCGTCACCGGATCGTTGAGAATGCCCTGCTTGAGAATCGAGTGGCTCGAATCGGTGCCGAGATCGCTGTAAGCCGTGGAGTCGACCGGATCGACGGCGTAGATCGAGCCGATGGCGATGTGAACGTTGAGATCGGCGGTCGGCGAGGTCGGCGCGCAGCTCATGCCCTCGACATAGGGCGGCGGCGGCGTCATGCCGGTGAAGCCGAGACAGCCCTTCATCGCATAGGCGTTCCCCATCATCGCGAACTTGCAGGCGTTGAGGAAATCGACGGTGCGAGGCAGCGCACTCGTATAGACGATGCTGCGGTCAACCATTTAATTGAACCTCGTCCAGCAGATCGACCCGGTGGGTCGCGTGGTGTTGATGGTGTCGTAGATCATCTGATCGGTAACGCCGATCTGCGACGTGTTCGGGCCGATCAGCTCGATGCCGCCGCCGCCCGGGCCGCTCGGCGTGACGTTGCTGCCGGTGGCGTTGCTCCAGCTACCCAGCCCGGAAAGATTCCCGGTCGAGGACCAGCCGCCGACGTTGGGCACGCCCGAGAACGTCGAGCGCGTCAGATTGAGAAAGCACTGCGCCGGCAGATCGGTCGAGCCCCAGCCGCCAATGATGCCCCAGGCAAAGTTTGGGCATTTGAAACTGCCGCCGGTCCAGGCTCCGGCATCGCCGGTATTCCATGGCTCGAACACGATCGGATTGCTGCCGATGATCATATTGACGGCGTTGATCATGCCCTTGCGGGTGACGCGCTCCTGCAGGATTGTCGCCATGATGCGGGTGCGGTACAGACTGTCGTTCATCTGGCCGCGCGGCAGATGACGGCCGAGAAAGTCATAGGAGATCAGATCGAGAAACGGCCCGGTCGAGGTGGCAATGCGGCTCTGCTGCTTGATGTAGACCAGCCACGAATAGCACCATGCCGTGCTGTCGCTCAAACCGCCGAGCACCGCGTCGCGCAGCGGTGCGACCCACGAGAACCAGCGGAACGGAATCAACATCTTGACGCGCGTCAGGATGTCGTTCGAATCTCCAGTCGCCATTTATTGCGTCCCGGCGGGAGTGCGGATTCTCAACAGTTGCTTGCGGTACTTTATGCGCTTGAGCGGGTCTTTGATCTGCTGCAGCCACGCCTGAATGCTGGCGTCGTCGAGATCGGCAACATCGTAAAGACCGGGCTTGCCATTGGCGTCGAAGGCATAAACCGGAATGCCGATATGATTGGTGGCGGCCAAGCTCTTGGCCGCATTTCCGGTCGCCGCCGTAATGACTGACGGCAGCCGCTTCGGATCGATCGTCAATATGGCCATCAGCTCACCAGCACTTCCGAGCATTTGATGGTGGCGTAGGGAATCTGCGTGAAGCCGTCGAGCGTGGTTCGGGTCGCCGACAGCGTCGCGGCGTCGCCGGATTGGCTGTTGAGCAGCACCGCGCTGACCGAGGTGACGCCGGCCACGCTGTAGGCCCAAGCCGCGATCTGCGACCACGGCAGCGAATTGCCAAGTCCCAGCGCGTTGATGTTGTTCGCCACCGTGACCGCGACAATGCCCTCGACGGTCGGCTCGTCGTAAGTCGGCGCGACGGTGACGATCATGCTGACCGCCGCCTGAATGACGGTCGGCGGGAATACTCCGGCCATGGTGCCGAGCGGGCGCACCGCATTGACCGCATTGGCGACCGTGGTCAGGAAATCATTTGACGGCGCGCCCGAGCCGTCGTCAGCAATGACATAGAAATAGCCGGAATGCCACGAGCCATCGAGATTGTAATCCTCGACCACGTCATATTGCACGGTGACGCCGGTGCCGAGGATCGCCGACTCGACGCCGTACAGATCGCCGCGCGACAGCCCGAGAATGTAGGCTGCAAACCGCGCCTTGAGCGCGGCATCGCTTTCCTGATCGGCACCGTTGGTCAGTGCGGCCGGGTTGTTAACCGTGTCAAGACCGATAATGGTGCTGGTGATCAGCGTGATAGTGCCAGCGCCGACATTGCCCGCCGATCCCGGCACCACGGCCTGCACCGGAACGACGATCGACGGAATGTTGGGCTGCAGATAATAGCCCTGAAAGAACGAATTGTAGGTCGGATAGGTCGGATCGCCGACGATCGTAAAGGTCTGACTGCGATCGAACGTCTGCACCGTAGAGCCGACCGCAATTGCGACCTGTGATGGCCCGGCGCTCAACCGTGCCAGCACCACCTGACCGGACGCCGCCTGCGCGCCGAGTCGCGGCGAGCTGGTGCCGGCCACTAGCGGCATGAAGTCGGCGGTGAAAGTGTCGACGTCAATGCCGGTCGAGGTGTTGAGTCGGATCGCGGTCAGCAGCTGCAGCGCCAGCGCCTGAAACCACAGAAAGACCCCGGCGAAGCCCTCGGCGATGGCGCGAAACACCGAGCCGATCGAGAAATTCAGCAACGTCCCGGCGCGGCCTTGAATGCCTGCGGCGGTGTTCTGCACAATGGTGCTGAAACTCTGCGTCGGCAGGGTTGGCACGCGCTAACCTCAAACGGTGATGACGAAGGAAACCGCAACGCCGGACACGGCGTCCCAGTACTTGATGTTGATGCCGACCAGATCGCGCTGGTTCGGCGACACGTCGATGCCGATCTGCGCCGGGGGAAATGGTGCCACTGCGGCTTCCTGATAGACCTGTGATGAAACGATCGCTGTTATTTGATTCTTGGTGTAGGGCGAGCCGATGCGCTGCGGTAATCCGGCACCGTAGTCGGGATGCCAGACATAGCCCTTTTGCGGCGTAAACAGCCGCCGTTCCAGGCGCTGGCGGCCCTCGTCGTCGGCATCGACGGTCGCCAGATCGCCATTGGCGGCAAGCTGAAAGTCGCTGCGCCATTCCAGAGCGATTTCAGTCATCTACCATCCTGCAGTGACGTCGAACGCAACCACGGCGGCGATCGTGGCGGTGGCCGCGAGGCTTGTGGTCAGCGCGTTGTAATTGACCTGGAACGCATTGCGCGCCGAAGTGATCGCGACGATTAGCGCGGTGAGCTGCGACGCATCGTAGGTCTGAGTCGGGCCGTTGAGCGGTGTCACCGTTCCAGACAGCGGGTTCGGCGACGGCGGAGAGGTCCAGATCATGAGCTGATCGGACAAGCTACCGGCGAAAATCGAATTGCCGGGACTGATGTCGATATAGTTTGAGCCAAC